ATAATCTTTGTTCTTTCTTAAATTAGTTATTCATTTATAAAACATAAATAAAAAAGAAAAGTTTACGCGTAACCCCATAAAAAAAAGGACTTCCAACACTTGGAAATCCTTTTGTGACCAGGGTGGGATTCAAACCCACGACCTTCAGAACCGGAATCTATCATTCAAAACAACATAATAATTTATAATAAAGAATATTACAAATCATAAAGAAACACATCTGCGAAACAATTGCGAAACTTCTGTTGTTTTACATATTATTCTATCATTTCCCCATTTCTAAAAGCCATAATCCACCAATCCTGTCCCTTGCTAACAGAGCCTCTTGAAGCAACACTTTTTGAATACAAAGAAAAAGCATCACCTCTTAAACTATTCTCTGTTGCGGTCCACCAATAATTATGCTGTATTATAGGTGTACCTTCATAAGATTGAGCATTGGCGTAACCCCTCATTTCTGTCAATGAGGGAAGATGCCATTCCATATTTTTTTCTGGATCATGGTTCATTTCTATACAATAAGCAAAAGCAGGATAATTCTTATAAGAATCTTTCCCGTTTGTTGTTTTAGAAAGATTATAGATTGCTTTTGTTATCTCTTGTCCAGACATATCCGATTTACACAAAGCGTCATTTCGATACATAGCAGAAGATATAGCCCAAACTAACCTTTTGGTACTTATAGGTTTTCTTGCCTGAGATACACAAATCGAACCTATTTTTACTCCTTTATTGCTAATAATAATAGTATCAAAACGATGACCTCTCTCTACCTCTGTATTTTCCAAAATATTAAAAGATAGCGTACTTCCACTTAAATTAAGCTTGCTTATCCAATAAGAATTATCTTTTAAAGAAACAATTGCACCTTCGGATTCTACATCCCTTGCCAAAGTTATCATTTGTTCTGATGAATGGTAATCCAAACTAACATTATCCAACTTAGGAAGTTCTTGTATTTTCAAATCATCATGATCCTCCATTTTTTTATCATCCGAACAAGAAATATATACCATTGACAAAATGGCCAATCCTAAAAATAAAATCTTTTTCATATTATACTATTTAATCTATTTCACATTGAAAAAATACCTTACAAATCTTTTTATTAGTTTTGAGAACAAACCGAAAATCTATTGCCTATCCAACATAGTCCTTAACGCCCATATTGTTTCATCCTTAGATTTAATTGTTGCGTCCTTTTCTAAAATAATCCTCTCAAGGTCTTGAATACGTTGGTTAAGTCTATCGGTATCGTTCAAGCCAGTACCTACACTTGAACTTAGGCTCTGTATTTCCACACTGCCATCCGGTTTAATAATTTTTTGTGTTCCATTTTCAGGCAAAGACACATTAATATGGTTTCCTACATTTGTATAGGAAGATTTGTTATTTCCTCCTATAGAACCAAAATTTTGGCCTGAATTGTTGTTATTATCACTTAAAATCATTTTCCCCTCCCCTCCAAGAAGCCAATTTCTATCAATAATACTATATTTCTTACAAATAGCATCGATATAGACGTTTGCATATTGAGTATCACCATTTAACGCTTTTGATAAATTACTTTTATCTCTTTCTATAATATCTGCTACTTCGCCTATATTTGACAAATTTTCAACATAAATAATATAGTTTACAGCTTTCCTAATTCTTAATCCTAGCTCTACATTTTTTTGTTTTACCATATTTTTAGGTATATTTGCATCGTATCAGGTTGCGGATGATACTATACGGATTAATAATATCCCAGTTAGGGATTATGTAAGCGACCAACTTCAAACCGCAACTTTGGAGTTAGTCACTTTAAATATTTCTATGAAAAAGAAAACTCCTAAAGGCTTCTCCACTGATTTTTTAGATAGCGATGAAGGCAAAAAATTATATTCTCAAATTCAATCGGCATTTGCGAATTGTCATTTCCCTACTTCACATTCACCAAAGCTATCCTGTTCAATAATTCAAAGTATCCCTTTATTTTGTCGGATTGTTTCACGCCGGACAAAAGTTTGAGTATTTCGTCTTTCCCATTTTTTGTAATTGTTATGGACTTTGGATTTGTCATACATTCAAGTAATCCTTTTACTATTGCATTGCATGTTGCTATATCCAAAAATTGTGATGTATGAAATAGACATGCAATACCATGATATAGAAATCTATATTCTAACCCGAGTGGGTCTTCCTTTAATAATAAGTAATGATATATCATCCAATTTGTATTCTCGGATACTGCCATGCCTTTTTGGATCATAAGAGATGCTCCTGTTGATATTTCATCAATTTTATCTTTTGTGTTTTTAATATCAATTATCGTATATATATTCCACCCCACAAGTACAGTTACAAGTAACGATAGCACCCCGACTAACACCCCTGGGTAATCAAACCCTAATTCTTGATTACGCGGACAAGCTACACATATAGATACCACACTAATAAGTATAGCCATAAAACTAAAAAACAAAGCCAAACTCTCTTTCTTCATAACTACTTTATATAATGTACGCGAAACTGCACTAATGTTAAAAATTTACTCCATCATTTTAAACAAGCCTCCCATGACGGAACCTTTATATTTATCGGCGGGAAAGATAATAATCCCCGCATTAGCAATCTCCTGTATTAACCTAGGGTCGGCACTATCTGCGTAAACAAACAATCCCTGCTTCTTCAATTCCTTGATGATTTCGCTTGTGAGCATGTGCGTCCGGTAACACTGCTCATCCAAATACAGCCTATTATCAAGTACCCCACATTTAACTATAGCGGTAGGGTCCGAACTGTATCCAAAATCAAGACCAGCGGCAACATGCTTTGCGTATGCCGGAAATTCATCTACAATTTCATATTCGGGGAAGACAAGACCTTCTGCCATTGCCTGCAATCCTAATCCGTATACAGTCCACAACACTTTGTTCTTGTACTGA